GTTTATCGTTTATTATTTATGGTTAACTTATAACCATATAACCTATTTCTATAATATATATCAAAAAAGCCATATAAGTCAAGCTTTTTTTTATTTTTTTTCAAATTTTTTCCATTTACCTATTGGACACTCTGCAGTTGCATAATGACATTTAACATTCATAAAACAACCACATTCTGTACATCTTCCATCTTTCTTATCTGTATCAGGATTAACCTCATCATATAACAATTGAGGACATTGTTTACATATTTCCCATCTTTCTTGTGCTATCTCTTGAGGAACAATTACATGTTTTCCTCTCATAAAGGCTTTCAAACTTCTCCAATGAGTGACAGCTAAATCTCGAACCATTTGAGATGTTGGTGGAAGTTTCTTTTCTTCCTTTAACATTTCCTCTGATTCCTTTATATTTTTTAACTCATCTTCTGTCGCTTCTCTATCAACCGTTGGTTTTGGTTTGAATTTAAAACTCATTTTACTCCGAGATGATTCATCAATTTGTGTAAATTAGTTTCAATAATTTGTAATCTACCCTCTAATGTTTGTGGTTGATTTTTTTTATTTTTCCATTGTTCTTTAAATCTTTGAATGATTTGTTCAGAAGTTTGAAGTTTTGGTAAATGATTATTTTCTTTTTTCCATTTGTCATAATCTTTTTTAAATTCATCTATCTGTTTTTTATCATCCCAATCTTTTGGTAGTGGTGGAGCTGGTGATTTGGGTTTTGGTGGTTCAGGTATTTCTTCACCGTCAGCCCACTTTTTTATATTTTCTTCACTAGCTTGTAATTGTCCACAAATATTTTTACCATTAGAACCATCTACTAAAAATGGTGTTCCACATCTCAAATCGTATTTATTTTCTATCTCTCTTTTTAAACCTTGATTATCTGATTCACTTAAATCAAGACTCAAAATATTATAACCTTCTTTATTTAATTTTTCAACAATTGGGTCGATTTGTTTACAAAACGCACAACCTACTGAGTTAAAATAATATAATGTTGATTCTTTTTTGGATTTTTTTCCCATAACCTATTTCTCCGATATTTAGTTAATTTTTTCTATTTTATAAATTCTTGTGTTAATTTTATTTAAACCATCTGAATTTGTTACCATTAACATATTCTTAAAGTTTTCCCAGGGTATTAAAAATTTTTCATCTAAAACCCCATTGTTTAAATTTTTTATACATTCATTCAACGCATTGATAGTATAAAGTGTATTAGAATGTTTTTTCCTGTGTAATGAAATTGTTCCTTCTACTTTATTATAATCTACACCATCTTGTATATCCACATTATAAGTACAAATTAATTCACTTACATTATTTTCATTTTGTAATACATATACTTTATTAAATACAATTGTATAAGCATCAGTTATTTTCTTAACTGTTTCATCAAGTCCCTGTTTTGTTGTGAATGTCGCTAATAATTGTGATTTCATTATCTTTTTCCATCTTTAGAAAAACATTTTTTCATTTCAGGTGACCATTGATATACGGTTTGTAGTTTTCCTAATTTTCCTGTTTTAGAACGAGCAACTTTTACCCCAATTGGTATTCTTTCACCCTCAGCTGTTATAGCGTATACAAGTTTTTTACTACCTGTTGTCCTTCCTTTTTGTGTTCCACTAACACCTTTTTGTTCTTGAGATTCACCCACTTCAAAGTTTTTTACAAAGTCATTTTTATTTTTTACACCCGGCATACATTTTCTTAATACTTCACCATCAACCGCTAAACCAGCATGATTTGTTTCAAACATACCTGGATATTTATGAACACCTGTTTCTGATTGTTCATCCATAGCCTCCAAATGAAATTGTTTAAATATTGTGTTTGATTCAAGGAATGTTCCCAATCCAACCTCTTTACCATCAACATCCATTTTTATACTATCGTTGTTTTTTATATAATCAGATTCAATTTGAATTGTTCTATCTCGTATTTCTTCAATCTTGGTGTCAATATCAGGTGCACCTTTACTAGCGTATCTTCTATTTAATCTATCCATTAAGGTTATTTGTTTTTCTGTCGGTTCTTCCTCCCTATTCTCATCAGACATAAATTTAAAGAAAGACTCCATCAATTCTTCTTCAGTAGGGTTTTCTGATGTTAAGTAAGGTTTTAAACTTGGATGTGGTTTACCTCTACTATACAAAGATGGTTTAAGTTTTGTTGATGTTTTATCTTTATCAGTTCCATCAGGCCCTTCATCACTTTTTGCACTTTTTAAAGCTTCAGACATAGGTACTTTTCCTAAAAAGAAATTTGCCGGTTGTGCACCTACTTTCTTTAATTCGGATTCAATTTTTTCTCTTTCTTCTATCAATTCTATTTGTGAACCTTTTATCTGTTCAGATTCTTCTTCAGTTATTTTACCATTTTCAACCAAATTATCAATTACTTTTTCATTAGCTTTAGCTTCTGCTCTTAATGATGATTGTGCAATAATAGCATCCGTACTATCCTTATCCGAATGGAACAACATTATTACTTTATTTGAATCAGAATCAAAAACTAATGTAGCAGTGTCAGAAGGATTATCTCCTCCACCACCCGAATTTATTAATTCAATAGCTTCTTCCATTGGAACTGGTTTTCCATTTGGACCAATGACTTCTTTACCATCCAAATCATTTATCATAGATTTAAATGATTCTTTGTGTCCATAATAATTATTAATCTGTGAATTTTCAAAATTATTTTTAGAAGCTGATTTTGTAGCTTTTTTATGTTTTCTTTTACCAGCTCTAATAGCTATTAATAACTTACTATGTAAACCTGGATTTTTCCCCTCAGGTATTTCTGATTTTTTCATACCACCAGCTGGTTTATTTCCTTTATTTTGTTTTAACAATTCAGTTTCACCAAATTGATTCATCATAGTATCCATTAATTCTTCTTCAGATAAATTTGGATTCTCTTGTAAAATATTTGCAACCTCACCTGATATTATTTCATTTAACATTGAACCTGCGTTTCCTGGTGCTGGTTTAAATATTGTATTACCATCTTTATCTTTTATTTCTTTATATCCATATTTCAAACCTGATTGTTTGATTTCATAATCACCAGTTTGTTTTAGTTGTCCAATCTCACTATCTTTATATATATCCGTTGGTTTTGGATAAGTTTCCATTTCATCATCTGTTTTATCTTTAAATGGTGTAGCATCTATTTTTGTCTTTTCAGTTTGTGATGGTTCTTTTTGAGTTTCTTCTCCACCTTTTGCAACTAGTTTTCCATCTATTGCTTGATGTGTAACCTTACCATCTTTTTTTCCATATGCACCTTTACCGTGATGAACTAATCCCATTTGTTTAGCTTTCTCTTTTTCTTTATCGTCAAGTCCACCATCTTCATTGATTAAATTCTGAATAACTTCATATATAACTTTATTTGGTAAATTCAATTCTTCCATTGATTCACGAAGTTCTTGGATGTGTTGTGCGTTTTTTGGATTAGGCATTCCATCGTGAACACGATATGCCCACTCTACAAGTATGTCATCTATAATTTCTGAAATATGTTTCATTTATAACCTCTTTGTAATATCTTTCATTTCACCATAATTTAAACCCATTTTGGATTTAGTGAAATGTTTTCCTTCTTCTAAAATTGATTTTATGTCTTTCAAAGTTTCCACTCCATCTTGTTGTGAGAAATCAAATAGGAAACTATCATATCCATATAAAACCAATTTCGTCTTCTTCTCTAATAAATAGTCTTGAATTGATAAAATCTTTTTAATATTTGATTCTGTCTCTAAAGCCTGAATTAAATAGTTAAAAACTTTATTACTGTTCAAATCCTCATAATTTTTAAATAATAGTTTCCGTCTATAAATATCAGTAAAAATACAATTATGAGTATTTATTTCATTCCATTTTTTATTTATGTAATTATAAACTTTATTAAAAAATGGAACTTTTTCTCTGGTTTGTTTATCAATTCCACCATACAATAGTCTAAATGTTCTTTGTTTTGATTCTTCATACGAACAACCATACCACTCCGCTAAATGTTCATGGACAGAACCATCATCAAATTGATAATTAACTAAATCAGCAATCAATCTTAAATGATATGCATCAAAGTCAAACTCTACCAAATAATCGTTTTCAGCTATGAATCCTTTTCTCTTCTCAGGTGGTAGAGCTGCAAAGTTAACACTTCCAAATGAATTACTTGGACGACCTGTTGTTGTCCATAGATTATATTGTGAATACAATTTACCATTAGATATATGTTTTTTTACTCTGATGTCAAATATATCACATATATCATCAGAAACCTTGATTCCATTTTTTTCAATAGATGTAAATGTCTTCACAACATCATTCATATATTCATCATTCTCACCCGTATATGCTCTAGCCATTCCTTCATAGATGTCACTACAATACTCATTATGTTTCGATAATGGTATGATTTCATTAAGTTTTTTCACATTGTAATACTTGTTTGACAAGAAATCTATTGCATTATTGGATATATGTTTCTCAAATGGTTTACCTGTTTCATTCCACCATATGAAGTTTTTATCCACCACATCTTTAAATTCATAGAAATGATTCAATATTTTTTTATCAGGTGTCATAATCAATTCTTCATCTAACCACTTATAATCTTCCATAAATTTATCTGAATCAGGATGTTTTTGAATTATAAAGAATGGTTCTTCTGCAGACTCTGGTTGACACCATAGGGCTGATAATCCATTATTTTTGTGTAATGGATGTAAATTAGGATCTTTAAATATAGGTATAACCGTATACATTACTATTAAATATATAACATTTTTTAATTAAAAACAAGCTTTTTTTAATTTATTCTTTCAAGAGATTTTCTTTTAATCTAATATCTTAAAAACTGGTTTTTCGGTAACTATTCCAGCCTGAATTAGAAAATCCAACATAGTCAGAATCCATTTTAGACTTTATAGTGCTATCGGAAAAGTAACTTGGCAGAAAACCCCAACATTTGGTAGCTTTTTTACAAAAAATCATTTTTCCATGATTTGAAGAACCACCTTTAATAACAGAATCAGTTATAAACTGCCGCGCATGGCTGAAATATCCATTATGTCCTTTTCCGCCACCGGATCCTGCACATCCATATCCATCATAATACCAGTTTCCACTTTTCTTATATGCATAAATAGGATTACCAATCCAAATATGAGATGTGGTGTTTGTAAGTTTAAATGTAAACATATGACTGATATTTGAAAAAAAAGTAGAAGGATCTTCAGAGGGACTACCAGGTCTATAATATTTCCAGTCTTTAGACCAACTATCGAATATGTCCGCTAAATGAGCTATCACTCGAATTGTATATCTCCAATTACTTATATACTGATCTTCTCTATCACAATCTGTCCAACCATCATCAATATAACTATATGCTCTAGTACTAGTCATAGCCCAATGATTACCATGCTTATGATTATGAACAGAATATGCGTAAGCACTATAATGCCATTGAGAAGTACCAAAATTATCTGAATCATATCTAAGTGCGTCACTATCCCAATATGTTTTCTTGCTTAGGAATTCGTTATTTCTTGGATTAAAACTTTTCTTTCCAAGTTCTATGTCCTCCTTCTCCTTTGCAAGATCGTCAAGTGCATTTTGCTCTTCTATTTTTCTTACTCTTTCCGATTCAATATGATCGAGTACAGAGTTTTTATTATTGAGAGCTGAAGCTCTTCTAAAATCAAATCCTTTTAATTGATCCCATAATGGAGAATCGTCAGGAATACCAGATGCTAACATTAGAAAGTCTCTGTGTGTTCTTAATGATTGTTGCTGGTCAGCTGCACTCTGATCTTCATATTTTTCTGGTTTTATCCTAAATTGTGATTCTAATGTGGTAGACCACATACCACCAGCTTCAATAGTATGGATGATTTTCATAACTTGAAAATAAACTCTTTTTAAATAAATTTGTGGTAAGAAATCAACATCAAATACATCACCAACTTGCATAATACCAAAACCATAAGCTGACAAGTTTAATGTCATTGGTAGTGGTATTGCTTTTATGTTTGCAGGATCTAAAAGTTGTGTACCTTCTATTATTGCTTTCCAATAATCCGAATTATTATTATATAACTTGTCTTCACTAAGTGTAGTTTTTGTCTGTAAAGTGGTTTCTTTATTTAGTTGGTCTTGATCTATATCTGGAGACTCTACAACAGTCTCCTCTTCTTTTTTCTTTATCTCTTTGTCGTCTTTAGAAATTATTTTTTCATCGGCCTTTAATAAGTTTTGTATTTTTGTATCAGCTACCCAAGTGTTCCCTGCATACGAAGCCTTAGCTGCACTTGAATCATATTTTGTTGATACTTCGTCAAACATATCTACATAATCATTTGCAGCTGTCTGTGTTTTATATTCTTCTTCTGCAATATTTTTAGCAGCATAAAGTCCTAGTTCAGGAATATTTTCGAAAAAAAGATCAGCGTTTGATACATTTCTATGAATTTCTGCTAATAAATTTTGAAACGCTACTGAATTTTTAATTAATTCACTTGGAGGAAAAAAGCTAGAATCAGTACCAGTCATCGCTTTAACCGCTATCATATTTCCATAATCATCATCCGGCATAGCTAACTCTACTTCATAATTATGAACTATAGAATCAGGTCCCATAATATTAAATACAAACATATCTCCATATTTTGAAGATTCCCAAAACTTTTGATCCACTGCAGATACTTTATCACTATCTTGTTCAGCAATTGCCATTGGATTGTAAAATGCATCTTCAATACTCAAATTGTTAGCAGAAGTTCCTCTAATAATCCAATTCCACAATCCGTCATATGTAGTATTTAATGTATTTAATATTGAGTTAACGATATTACTTACAATACCAACTTCTTGTTTTTTATAGTTATCAGCAAATGCATCTTTAATAATCTTAGTATTAATAAAAACCTCTCTTAAAGGAATTCTATACTTATCAGCATCAGCTAATGTTATCTTCAGAGAATCCCAATTATCATTAGCCTGAGTGTAATGATTTATTCTTACATATTTAGTACCAGTCCATTTTGAGTTCATGGGATTATCTATAAAATCTTCGCCCATAAGTCCTTTCGATCTTTCTTTAATATCTTTAAGATTCGCCTCTCCCACACCCGTTCCCTTTAATTCTTTTACCTCTCTTTCTCTCTGTGCACGAGTCAGACCTGATTTATCTTTAATGGTATTATAAGAATAATCCCATTGTTCTGGAATTAAAAATGTTGGTGCATCACTATCTCCTTTTGACAAATTAGGATCAAATTGTCTTTCATATACAATACTTGCTGCTACACCTTTAAACTTAGTACAATCTAAACAAGCAAATGAATTTGATGAGTCGAAAGATATTTTCATACTATCATCAGTTTTTGAATTTATTAAGTCTAAACTTGAACCATGAGCAAAATATCCATTTAAAAATTTATCTTCAAATAAACCCCAAGATATATATGTTTGTTCTCCCTTTATAAATATTCCTGATAAACTAGCAGCGTGATTTGGCATCCAAGTTATATCGTCACCAGCTCCAAATGCTGATCTAGCAGCTGACTGAAGCAACGCCTCATAAGCTTCTAGTTTTTCTTCAACTCTTTCTGCTTCCACTGCATATCTTCTCCACTCTTTTTGTGTTGTAGTACTCATAAAACCATAAAGTTGTTCAAATATAAGTTCCGTGTCTAAATCTCTTTCAAATTTTTTCCAAATTGCTTCTTGTTTTTTCTCATCAGCTTGTGCTTGGGAATTAGATGCCTGAGCTGCTAAAACAGAATTTTCTCCTGTTATTGTAAGACTACAATCAACACTTCCATCCATATTTATTTTTGCATTATAATCTGTCACAAATCCTTTAACTGTATCGGCATCGCCACCATTTTTTGTCACCCACCCATCAGGGTTTGTACCAAATTGTCCATCTCCATATAATTTTACATCAAAATCTTCATTTACATGATCATTAACCCATACCAATGGATCATACAATGGTTCTTCTAAACAATCCCAACCATAATCTACAAATATATAAGCACCTGGTCTTAAAAAATAGTTATTATATATTGCATCAAAATCATGAAAATTGTGAACTTTAAAATTAACGGTTGTTTTTCTTATTTCACCATATTCACCTTCTGTTTCAGATGACATACTTGTTATACCAGCATCTGGTTTCATAAATTTATTATGATCACCCGGAACACCGTGTTCGTGTGGAAAAACATCATATTGAGCTTTTTTAGATGCATTTTGATCTAAAAAAGCCTGACTATATTGTTTATTTTTATTATAATTTTCATTAACTTCTAATTCTTGATGAGGACCATGATATGAATCTACTTCAGATAAATTATTAGTTCCAATAATATAAACTTCTCTAGCTAATTCTTTTATCATTTTTTCACCATCAGTAACTTTTACAACTTTTCGTTTTTTTGTAACATTTCCTGTATCTCCTTCCCATTCCTCCGTATCTACCCCCATAGATGTTGCTTCTTCTTTAGTCACCTCTTCTTCGTATTCTTCTTCAACCATTTCTGCACCTGTCAATTTAACACCTGTCCACATTCTTACCCATGGCGTTCTTGATGATAAATCAGCTATATTGTTGAAATTATTTTTATTGCTGTAATAACCAGCTATTGATTGTCCTTCTCTTTTTGGTAATGATTCGGTATCTTGTAGAGCTACACTTGGATCTTTACCATCAATTAAACCCGAAGATAACTCTTGTCTAGATCTTAATTTTGCCTTTAAATAAGGTGGTATATCGGCCCCCCAGGCTCTATCTGTTATTTTATCACTCATATTTTATAACCCTTTTGCTTTCTCTGTTGTTATTGGTATCCTTAAATTTGTTCCCGCTGGTATATTCATTGATTTTAAATTGTTGACTCTAGCTATAAACCACCATAATGCAACAGTACCATAAAATTTATAAGCTAAATTGTCACATCTATCACCATCTTGTGCAATAAAATATAAATCATCATCTCGTTCTGGCACCTTCAAATAAATGGTAGTGGTATAATAACTTTTACTACCTCTAGTTTTTCTTCTAGTTGTTATATATCTTGACATAATTTATCTCCTATAAATAATCTTCTGCTGCTACACCTAATCTTCTGCTGCTGCTACACCAATTGGTGGTTCTGATTGCATATCTCTCCCATATCCATAAAAATCAGTAGTTAGATTTGGTGGTTGTTCGTGAATAACTTGAAATTGTATAGTTGCTGTAACAAATTTAGGAACTCGTTTCCCCTGTATAGTTTCCCAAGTTGTTTCCTCTGGTATAATATAATTAAGTGCTCTAATAAATCCTAATTGTTCATTGTTTCTAGATCCATATAATTCACCCAATCTAAGTCTAGCTAATGGTGGTTTCATTCTTGTTTTTTGTTCTTCCTCACCTTTAAAATTAACTCTACTTACATTTAAATCTATAGCATATTCTGGATAACATAACGATGATAATTTATTTAATTTTGCATATATCGCATCTAATTCCTTTGATGATTGTGCGAATAATTTTAAAGTAAAATTAATATCTCTTATAGTATTTGCATAAGTATATACAAGTTCACTTCTTCCCACAAATTGAGTCTCAGTCCAAGTTGGTGTATAATTTTCTGCTATTGCTTCCAAATATGCTCTAAAAAATATATAACTACTATCTCTTAAATCTTTAAAATACATTGGCATTCCATTTTTTTCAGCTTCTACATCTATAGACAGACCAGCGTTATTTACCGAAGGACCATATATATCTTGATGATAACTTCTTTTCTTTACTGTCTCAGAGTATTGAGGGTCGGTTTCGCCACCATTTTCAAATTCAACTGTAGTAGAGTCTCCCGTTGGTGCTAATGTATCGCCTTGAACTATCGGTGCTAATGTCATTTTATCTCCAGCACCAGTATAAGTACTTCTAATTCCACCACCAGTCAGAAAATCTGACAGTTTTCTTGTAAATTGTTGGAAACCAGTTTCATTACCACCTTGAGAAGGTTCAACTCCACCTTCAAATGTTTTGTTTAGTTTATGTTTAATATGTGATGTTCCTGTAAAAGGTGGAGGTAGTTTATTGAATTTTCCAACTAAATCTGAATAACCAGGTGCACGATAACCTCCACCAAATTCTTCATCAATAGTAAAACCTGACATCATCGATAAGATTGGAGTAGCCTCACCAATACTTCTTGCTGCGGGTGATACTGCTAATAATGTTGCTAATGGATTATATCCACTATTGAATCTTTGTGGAACTCTTTGTAAGTCATCACCTATTCTTACAACATTTCTTGGAATTACTAAATGAAGATTAGATGCTGCAATCATTCCTAAACCTGACGGTGATTGTAAAAATTTTCCTACTCTTTCTAAGTCAGTTTTAGCTCTATTGAATGGTATCAATCTACTACCTTTATTAATATCTCTACCACCTTGAGATTCTGAATTAACTATATCACTAATGATATATGGTTCAATACCTCTTGAAAGACCAGTATTAGGAGGTGAATAACCAGCGGTATCTCCCATTCCAAAAGTTGAAGCTATATTTGGATTTTGATAACTAAATGGTTGAAATGGATTAACACTTCTTTCACCATCTCTATCAAAATTTAATTCTTTTTTAGTGTGATTAGCTGTATATAATGTTGTCCAAGTTGTTTCTTTACCAAGTCTCAACCCTAAATTAGTAGCTGAATCAAAATATTCACCTGGACCTTGACTTGTATTTTGAGTTATCAAAGGACTATAAGTACCAACACCATCTCTTATATTTTGTGGTGCATCTGGCCATAAATTATCAGGAATATTAAGTTGTCCTTCTGGAGCTGGATCTGGATTCCATAAATTACCACTAGTAGTATTTCTTGTTTGTGCATAAATTGAACTTGGATAATCTCTTATGTTTGTATCTGCTCCACCCCAAAGATTAGTGCCACTTGGTGAAAAAAATGGTGAGTTAAAAAAATTCTTTCTTCTATTTTTTATACTAAAAAAATCAATTTTACCACCATCACCTGATGGATCTTTATATAATCCACCAATATCATTATTACCAGCACTAATAAAAGGAGATCTATAATAATATAAATTTGGATCTGGATAACTTCTAAAATTATCATTAAGATTAACATAATTTGGAAGATTATCAAAATTTATTCCAGATATATCATCAAACAAAGAAAATGAGGATTGATAAATACCATAAGATAAAGGTTGTGTTTCAAAATTATCAAATTTACTGTTAGAATTATCTATACCAGATCTGTATACATAATTCCCAAGACCATCATCAAATTTAGTAACTCCATGTGGGTGTTCTTTATGTTTTCTACCACCTTCTCCATGCCTTCCACCAAGTTGAGAATTATTGTTTCCAACACCTTGAGCAAATATACTTTTTAATTTTTCTAAACCCAATTTATTTTCTCCATTATGAAGTTTACTTCTTTTTACTTTCCCTAAATTTTTCTCCAAAACCACTAACTATTTGTCTTGATACATTACCACCTAAACCAAAATAAGAAGCCATATCCTTTCTCAATTCTGAAAGTTCTATTTTTATCTGCCTATTTTCATTTTGCTGGATTTGTGCAGAAACACTACCTCTAGATCCACCTCTAACAGCACTTAATGATGTTGCTAACATAGCTGTATCTTTTGCATTTAACACCGTCTCACCCGCGTGTAGAGCTGCGATAGAATTATCTTTTTTAATACCACCCAATTCTGTACCAGTTTCTAACATACCAAACATAGATGCGATACCACCAACCATAGTTAAAAAAGCAGCTGCTGCACCTATACCCAATACAACTCCAACACCAAATGGAATTTTTGAAAAGGATGACACAATACCAGCAACCGCTTGTATAATAGATGAAATAGCTATTAATCCCATAACACTAGCTACTCCTATTAATATTCCTTTAAGATTACCAAGAACATTTTCACCTTCAGCGAATGAAGCTAACCATTGTATAGCTCCTTCAGCAATTGGCATTAATATTTCACCTAAAGAAGCAAATAGTTCTTCTATTTGTGGACCATATTCTTCAACTAATTCTAATCCCATTGCTTTTAAATTAGAGATTGTTTCAGCTATAGCTGACATTGAATCTTCTGGAAGTATATTAGACGCGTCCATTTTAGATATTTCACCAGCCAATGTAGCAGCTTCTTTTTCTTTATTAACAATTTTTGATAATTCAGTAACCTCTACACCCAAAGCTCTTGCAAGTGCTTTCCTCTGATACATATTCATAGCTGCAAATTCTTCCGCGGTTCCAGCTTGTTTAGCTAGTTCTATCGCATATCCTTCCATATCACCCATCATAGCTAATTCTCTAGCTTTCTGCATATTTACTCTTCTACCCAGTATAGCAGATGCTGATATTTCAGCTTGTAAGGATGATTGAAAATCTAAAGCAGATTCAGCTGATTTAGATATGGCATCCATATTTGTTCCAAGTTTTCTAGCTTGAACAGCCGCTCTCATTAAACCTTCGGCTCCTTGTTGACCAAATAATGCAAAAGTTTCTGCAGAACCTGCTATATCCTTTAAAACTTGAGTAGGTGCAACATCATTTGCTGCTGCTAATTCATAAGTTCCTTTTGCTAGATTTTCTGCTTCATCTGCAGATAATCCTTGAGTAGCTGTAAGTAATCCAACTAAAGTAGATGCTTCACTATTAGCAAGTCCAGTTGATCTAGCTATATCACCAACTGTAGTGGCCATATCCATAGCCTTTGAAAAACCTATTCCAAATTCAGTACTTAAACTCTCAACTACATCAAGTGCCTCAGCTCCATCAAATCCCATTCCAATAAATTCTTTTCTAGCTGCACCTAATTCTCCCCTAAATTGAGTTACACCTATAGCTCCAAATTTTCCACCGATTTCATCTGTAGCAGCTGAAAAAGCAGTTAATAAAGTTAGTATAGCTGTTAATGGATTCATTACAAAATTAGCTATTGTAGAACCCATTCCACCAGTTGCCTCATCAGCTGCACTCATCGCTTCACCCATTTTTGACGAATTATCTTGTGCTTGTTCTTGTGTACTTAAATATTGTTCCATTTCTGCAGTCAAATTACCAGCATTATCTGCCATAGTTTGTTGAATTGCAGCTGCATCCATCTGTCCTTTAGCTACTTGACCAACAAGTGATACTTGTTCTCTAAATTGATCTACTGTGATATCTCCACCTTGTAAAGACTCTTTTAAAGAGTCAAGCATACCTTTACCTAACTCACCTTGTTTTGATCTTTCATCATTTCCAGATTGAGCTTGTTTAGTTAATTCCGCCTCTAAATTTGCAGCTTCACCTCTGAGTGCTTGTTCTATTTGTAAATTTTTTATATGTTCCTGCTGTAATGCAGTTAATTCGCCACCTAAATTAATAAACTCTGCCGCATCAGCTAACAGTTGTTGATTAAGTGCTTGTTCTTGTTGTTTTAATGCAAGTTGTTTTTGTTGTGCTTTTGTTAGATTTTTAGCCATGACTCTACTTTATAAAATCCTTTGGAGTAAACCTTGGCATATCAGGATAATCTTTACCAAGTTGTTTTTTAAGCATTTTTTCAAATTTAGCTACATCTTTATTTATACCTGAAGTTGCAATGATATTTTTTACTTTATTTAGTAAATTCAGTTTTTTCTTTTTCTTACCTTTACTAGTTTTAATGGGTAGTTGATTAAGTTTTCTAAACACAGCTGCAGCTGTAGCAAATTTAGCCACATCTGTAAAAAATCCTTCATTCAGAATATTTGAACTATCCATATATGATTTTTTCTTTGACATACTTCTCTCCTAATTAGATGTATCTATTCATATATAAATATCAAATATCTAAAAAATTATCTTTTAAATCTTGGATTGATAGATGGAATATTTGGTGTTCTAGATTTAGATTGTCTTTGTTGTTTTTTAACCTCTTCAGATTCTTTTTTTCGTGTATCAATTAATTCTTGATAATAAAATCGTCTCAAGTATGTAGGCATACAATAAACATCATCATGAGTAAACCCACCTTGTGAATAATACAAAATTTGAAATATTTGTTTATGTATTTCTGCTTTATTTTCAGGTGCTAGGCCAAAAAAACCCAACCGTCATCGGTATCACTACCTCGACGGTTTCACCTCCTATTTCTATTTCTTGCTTCATTTCAATATCTGGAGATACTTTTTTGATTTCTTCTCTTAAAAACATTGAATCTCTAGCTAACATATTTTGAGCAAGACTATTAATAATAGCTGGTGAACTATCACCATCTACTTCTTTTATTACATATCTCAATCTTGTAGTTAATTCAGGTGAAACACCCACTCCTGTTTTTTTAGAAGCTTTTAAATCAGAGTTAATTAATCTTTCTTCTTTTCCTGTTAGTATACTAAATTTAATTTCCTTTTTAGATATAGGTAATTTAACTTCAAATAAATTTTCATTTATATCTTCATTTATTTCTCTAAATGGACAATCTGCTAAATTAAATGTATGATTAACTTTTTCATTTGTATTTGGGATTGTAATTTCACAAGTATATTCTGGTCCATAAGCTAACACTCTAGCAGCAACCATAACTGCGTTTTTATCACCTAAAATTAAATCATCTGTAGTTACCCCTTTAGTTAAGATTAAAGAATTTAATAACCTATCTATGACGGCACCTTTTTTTATAAGATTTTGTGATGTAAGAATATCCTCTTCTCTTGCAGTCATATATTTTAGTTCTAATTTACCTTCTCTTAAAGGTGAACCTTCAGGATATAACTTACCTTTACTTGGTAAATCTATTATTTCACTTGGGAATTTATTGTCTGACATTTTATACCTCCGTTGCTCTTCTAAACCAACCTAACCAAAACTTTTCTTGGTTTGGTTTATCTATAACTATGTTTGCGAATCTTAAAACTCTGTATGCTCTTACTCTATCTAATGAGATGTTTTGTATAGCATTTAATGTAGCTGGTCCTAATCCACCATCTACTTCTATTTTATTTTTGTTTTTAGAATTAGCAGCTTGCTGTAAAACCTTAACAGCACCTCTTCTACCAAAATTAACACACATATCAAAATAAATATGTCTTAATTGTGGAGGAACTTCATCACACTTACCTCGTCTCCAATAATCTGTATGATATATATGTTTAGCCTGTTCTTTTGTAAGATTTTTTATATCGACACTCGGATACCATCTTTTAGCGATACCATATTTAGTTTCACCTCCAGCATCATCAGGGTCGTTTACATAACCACCTTCGTGTTCTAAAACCACTTCTATTATTTCATTAAATGTTGTTTTCATTTCATATATAAATATATATAAAATAAAAAAACCCTCAATTTATTTATCAAGGGTTTTTTCATAATATTTCATATTACTTATTATTAGAATTTAAGTACAGCGTAATCATATTTTAATGTTAATGTAATTTCAGTAGGATCTGATGAGTCGAAAGCTAAATCACCAAAATTTGCACTTTGAATATAAGTTCCAACTAATTCCCATTCTTCAACCACATCACCTACAGGTCCAACTAAATTAAATGTTACATTTTTCTTATAAAAATCTGAATATCCATCTCTTCCTGTAACTGACTCGTGTCCAAGTCTCACCCATTCCATTACTTGTTGAGCTGCACTTGGAACAATTGGATCATATAATGTAATATCTATTGGTTGCCATCTTGATTTTCCTTTAACATATCTTGTTACATTCATATGTTCTAGTACTACTTCATCTGATTCAAGTGTTGGTCTATTTATTGCCTTAATTAAATAAGCATCTATACCATCGATATTCATAATATATCTATTTTTAAGTTTAGGCTCCCAACTCCTAAACATAATATCATTTGCTTCTATTAAAGTTCCAGCTGCCATTTGACTTCTCCTAATATGTAAAATTGTTACCTATTGTAACTCATATATAAATATCAAAAAATATAAAAAAAAGGGATTTATATTTCAAAATCCCTTTTTCTTTTAGTTTATTTTTAACTAACTATTATTCT